AGCAGCATGGAATATAGACGATATTGCTGAGTGGGAGCGTCCAATGGAAGAGGCAATGAACCATTATATAGACGTAAGACGTAGCCAAGGAAGAAGACCCTTTATCGATGGACCTCATTTTGAACTGAACTAAGGATATACAATGGCAGGGGTAAAAAGAAAAAATCCAGATGTTATGAAAGGAATGTCTATTAAAAGTGGAGACAAACGATCCACTAAGTCTGGTGCAGGTATGACTGCAAAGGGAGTTGCTAAATATAATAAGCGTACAGGTGGAAATCTAAAGACAGCCGTTACAGAAAGTAAGCCTACAGGAAAACGTGCAGCAAGAAGAAAGTCCTATTGTGCTAGAAGTGCAGGACAGATGAAAGACTTTCCTAAAGCAGCTAAAGATCCTAACAGTAGGCTACGACAAGCTAGAAGAAGGTGGAAGTGTTAATATGGCTAGACAACTAACAGAGAAGCAACAGAAGTTTTTAGATGTACTCTTTGATGGAGCAGGGGGTGACATAGGCACTGCTATAAAGCTTGCAGGATATGCTGATGGTGTTAGCCCTTCTCAGATAGTCACAGCCCTGAAAGAAGAGATACTGGATGCCACTCAGACTTTTATGGCTCGTAATGCCCCGAAAGCTGCAATGGCTATGGTAGGGGGCTTATATGACCCTACAGAGCTAGGTATACGTGATAAGATGGCTGCGGCTAAAGAACTTCTAGATAGAAGTGGTTTAGTTAAGACTGAGAAAATGCAAGTAGAAACATCAGGTGGTGTTATGCTTATGCCACCTAAGAATACAACAGAAGATAGTTAATGAAGGATAGATCGTTGGGTACATGGAAGCTACCACAACCTACTGATTTAAAGGATGACAACGAATGGCTACCTATACCACGTATCGCTAGAACTATACCGTTTGGATACGAAATAGATCCTGAAGATAGTCATTTATTATTACCAGTAAAACTTGAGTTAGACTTACTAGAGCAAGCAAGAAAATATGTAAAGCAATATTCGTACCGACAAGTTGCTAACTGGCTTACTAAAAATAGTGGTAGAGATATATCCCACGTAGGTTTAATGAAGAGATTAAAGAATGAAAGAAGAAGACAAAACCAAGCTATCAGCCTTCGCAGATGGGCAGACTATGCCCAAAAGGCGATCCAGAAAGCCCAAGAAATCGAAGACAGTCGAACAGGTGCAAAAGAAGCCGAAGGAACAACTGCCTGAACCAGAACTAATACCTATAGAGGAATCACGCAATGTTATCTTCAAACCTAACGAAGGTCCTCAAACAGCGTTTCTGGCTGCGAGTGAAAGAGAAGTTCTATATGGTGGATCAGCAGGGGGTGGAAAGTCTTATGCCATGTTGGCTGACCCTCTACGCTACATGGGACATCCTTCGTTTAGTGGTTTGCTCCTTCGTCATACGACAGAAGAATTACGAGAACTTATATTTAAAAGCCAAGAACTATACCCAAAAATCTGGAAAGGCATCAAGTGGTCAGAACGAAAGATGCAGTGGGTAGCACCATCAGGTGCAAGACTTTGGATGTCATACCTAGATAGAGATGATGACGTACTAAGATACCAAGGACTAGCATTTAGTTGGATAGGATTTGATGAACTTACACAATGGGCAACACCATACGCATGGAACTATATGAGATCACGACTAAGATCAACATCCTCAGACTTGCCAGTATACATGAGGGCTACAACGAACCCCGGTGGACGTGGACATCATTGGGTAAAGAAGATGTTCATTGACCCTGCACCGTATAATAGAGCATATAATGCCACCGACATTGAATCAGGAGAAGAACTCAAGTATCCTGCAGGACACCAGAGAGCAGGACAGCCTTTATTTAAACGTAGGTTTATACCTGCACGACTTACAGACAACCCTTATCTATCGGAGCAAGGTGATTATGAAGCAATGCTTTTATCCCTTCCTGAACAGCAGAGAAGACAACTACTGGAAGGCGATTGGGATATTAAAGAAGGAGCAGCCTTCACCGAGTTTGATCGCAACATACATGTGGTTGAACCTTTCCATATCCCTAATAATTGGGTTAAGTTTAGGGCATGTGACTATGGGTATGGAAGTTATTCTGCCGTTATCTGGTTTGCTGTTGCTCCGTCAGAACAACTCGTAATATACAGAGAGTTGTACGTATCAAAAGTATTAGCTACAGACTTAGCTGATATGATACTAGAAGCAGAAGCCGAAGATGGCAACATGAAGTACGGAGTGTTAGACAGTTCACTCTGGCACAAACGTGGTGATACAGGACCTAGTTTAGCAGAGCAAATGATTATGAAGGGCTGTCGTTTTAGACCTTCCGATAGAAGTCGAGGAAGTAGGGTATCAGGTAAAAATGAAGTACACAGAAGACTGCAAGTTGACGAATACACTGAAGAGCCACGTATGGTTTTTTTCAATAGCTGTACAAATATTGTTTCTCAACTACCGTCAATCCCACTGGACAAAAAGAATCCAGAAGATATAGATACTCACTCAGAAGATCACTTGTATGACGCTTTGAGATATGGTATAATGTCAAGACCAAGGTTTAGTATATTTGATTATGATCCTACAGCCAATGCCCAAAACTCAATGCCTGTAGCAGACGCAACATTTGGATATTAATAATATGGCAGAAGAAGAAATTAATATAGACGATAATATAATAGCTGTTGATGATGTAGATGATACAACAGAAGATGCTACAAAAAGTAGTAATATTATTCCTTTAATAATGAACAGATATAAAAGAGCAGATGACTATAGAGAACAGGATGAGCAGAGATGGCTAAGAGCCTATAGAAACTACAGAGGGCTATATGGTTCAGATGTACAGTTCACTGAAGCTGAGAAGTCCAGAGTATTTATAAAGGTAACTAAAACTAAAACACTTGCAGCCTACGGTCAGATTATAGATGTGTTGTTTGCTAACAACAAGTTTCCTTTAACTGTAGAGCCTACAACATTGCCAGAAGGTGTAGTAGCAGATGTGCATTTTGATCCTAAAGAACCACCACAAATAAGTGACGCACTAGACGATATGGAAAGTCCTTATGGATTTGCAGGAGATGGAAAAGATTTACCTGCAGGTTCTACAGAAAAAACATTAATGGACAAGCTAGGACCTCTACAAGATAAGCTACAAGATATAGAAAATCTTAGAGAGGGTGTAGGTAAAACACCTACGGCTATAACATTTAGTCCTGCTATGATTGCTGCTAAAAATATGCAGAAAAAAATACATGACCAGTTAGAGGAGTCTAGTGCAAATAAGCATTTGCGTAGTACAGCATTTGAGATGGCACTGTTTGGCACTGGTGTGATGAAAGGACCTTTTGCCGTAGACAAAGAGTATCCTAGTTGGGATGGCGAGGGTAACTACGTGCCTGTCTTTAAAACTGTACCACAAGTTTCACATGTGTCAGTATGGAACTTCTTTCCAGACCCTGATGCAAACAACATGGATGAAGCACAGTATGTTATAGAAAGACATAAGCTATCACGTAGCCAATTACGTGCTTTAAAGAAGCGTCCTCACTTTAGACCTTCTGTTATAGATACAGCTATTGACCTAGGCGAGAACTATAATAAAGAGTATTGGGAAGACGATCTATCAGATTATTCACCAGAACATTCTATTGCAAGGTATGAAGTGTTAGAATACTGGGGCATGTGTGATATGGACATGCTACGTAATGAGCAGGTTACTATACCACCAGAGTTAGAAGACTATGATGAAGTACAAGTAAATGTATGGATATGCAATGGTAAAGTACTACGAATGGTTCTTAATCCATTTAAACCTGCGACTATACCTTACATGGCAGCTCCCTATGAATTGAATCCATATAGCTTCTTTGGTGTAGGCATAGCAGAGAACATGGATGACACACAGACATTGATGAATGGTTTTATGCGTATGGCTGTAGACAATGCTGTAATGTCAGGTAATCTGTTAATAGAAATAGATGAAACCAACTTAGTTCCCGGACAGGACTTGAGTGTATATCCCGGAAAAATATTTAGAAGACAAGGTGGTGCACCCGGACAAGCTATTTTTGGTACAAAGTTTCCAAACGTATCAAATGAAAATATGCAATTGTTTGATAAAGCAAGAGTATTATCAGATGAAAGCACAGGACTGCCAAGCTTTTCTCATGGGCAAACAGGAGTATCAGGAGTAGGACGAACTGCGTCTGGTATCTCTATGCTTATGAATGCTGCAAGTGGTGGTATAAAGAATGTTATAAAAAATGTAGATGACTATTTACTTAGACCTTTGGGTGAAGGACTGTTTCGATTTAACATGCAGTTTAACTACGATAAAGCAACTAAAGGAGATCTGGAAGTAAAAGCTCGTGGTACAGAAAGTTTGATGGCTAATGAAGTACGTAGCCAACGATTGATGCAGTTTATGCAGATTACAAGTAACCCTGCCCTAGCTCCTTTTGCAAAGTTTCAGTACGTAATCAGCGAAATAGCTAAGTCATTAGACTTAGACCCAGACAAAGTAACTAACAATATGGATGAAGCTGCCTTACAGGCAGAGCTTATGAAAAAGTTTCAGCAACCCCCTGAAGCACCCACCCCTCCTGCAGGAGCTAATCCCTTAGACCCAACAGGAGCAGGTGGAGCAACTATAGGTACAGGTCAAGTACCTTTACCACAAGAGAAAGGATTTTCTGGAAATGAACAACAGCCAAGCCAACAACCTGCAGGACAAGCTCCTCAGCAAAATGAAGCCCCTAGTCAACAACAAGGACCAATGGGACAGCTTCAGTGAATACGTTAATTACCTAATAGCACAGAACCACGCTATTATGGAACAGACAAACGATTTAGTTATACTGCACAGATCGCAGGGAGCTATTCTAATGTTAAGACGATTGCGTCTATTACGAGAGCATATAAACGCAAATGGAAAGACCTAGAAAGGAATAATAATGGAACAGCAGACAAAAATGGCTTTCATGCAAGAGGGTGGCTTACAGGACGAAGGTGGTCAGGTAGAGTCTACATCTGGTAATGATGTACCAGTAGGTGCATTAAAAGAAGAAGTAGCTGATAATATACCTGCTATGGTAAGTGAAGGTGAATTTATTTTTCCTGCTGATGTTGTTCGTTATATAGGTTTAAATACGCTCATGCAAATGAGACAAGATGCCAAGCAAGGCTTAAAGATGATGGAAGAGATGGGTCAGATGGGTAACGCAGAGGAAGCTACGTTACCTGATGACATGCCTTTTGGTATGGCAGATTTAATGATAGTAGGAACTGGTGAGCCAGAAGAAGCCGAAGAGCCTAAAGAAAAAGCCCAAGGTGGTATAGTAGAGATGCAAACAGGTGGACTGTTCGATGATCCAAGGTTTACTAGTCAAGGTAAAGCTCCCCCTACTCTTACAGACGAAGATAAAAAAGAAATAGAAGATTCATTGCTAGGTACTGTGTATGGTAATATAGTAATGAAAAGATTTGTAGATGCAGATGGTAATGTAAAATATATACCTCATATAGATGGTAAACCTCAGATGCCAATACCTGAAGGTTTTCAAGTTGATAATTCTGCTCCTACTCCACAAAGCACTATTAGCCCTAGAACAACAGAGAGTAGTAGTGGTAGCGATCCTTCAGGAGAAGACCCTGCTTTTTCAGGAGAAGTTACTAATCCTTTTGGAGATCAGGGAACAGCATCTTTTGATATAAATAAACTATCGGCAAAAGATTTAGTAAAATATTATGGATCATTTTCTAGTCCAATGAATAGGTATTTATCCATAGGAGTAGGGGCATTGTTTGGAGGTGTTCCTGCTCTAGCTATAGGAACTATGCAACAGCTATCTCAAACACGAGGTCCTAATAGTTTAAGAGCTACAGAAAAATTACTAGCACAGAAAGTAAAAAATGGTGAGGTATCAGGCACATTATTAAATGAGCTAAAAGAACTAGAAAAAAGAGCAAAAGAAAAAGGAACAGGACCTACAAGTTTTATATCAAAACTTATTGGTAAAGCATCAGGGGGCGATGAAAATAAAAAAGCTACTATTACTTCTGCTTTTCAGCAAGGCGATGGTAAAAAATTTAATACTGCAACAAAAGGAATAGTAATAGATCCAAAAGAAGTTATGGATATTGATTTTATGGATATTGATATAAACGAGCCTGAAGTTGAAAAAATTCCTAATGCAATTTCACTCAAGTCAAGACAGGACTTGGCAACTAGCACTGCAAAGAGGGCTACTGCAATTCCTTTAGTAGAAAGACAAGGTGAATTACAAGGTTTAAGAAAAGCATCTCAATCAGATTTATTTAAAACAGCTTTTGGATTAGAAGGATTTGACAGAGCAAGAAGTTCTCCTTATGAAGCAGAAGGCAGATCTCAACTAGGTTCAGAAAAATCTGCTGAAAAAAAAGCAGAAGAAAGAAGAGCAATAGTAGGTGATGATTTCTTTGGAGAAGCAGAGCTAGGTGCATTGGGTAGCAGAAAAGATGATGAAGGACTAAGTCAAATAGGACAACGCAAAAAATCTAACAAGAGAATTACTACTCCTGCAAAACCACCTGCTCCTAAATCTTTATTTGGTAGAACTATGTTTGACGACTTTCTTCAAGGTGTAAAAACGGATGATAAGGGAAATAAAACAAAAGCAGATGGCTCACCTATATCGCAAAAAGAGCTAAACGCAATAGAAGAAAATACACAAAGGGTTAGAGATCGTACTGTAAAAGCTTACAGTGATCCAACTTTAAGTCCTGTTCAAAGACAAGAGATGATACACGGTATAGATCTAGGACAGTCGGCACAAGATTTTTCAGATGCTATATCAGGAAACCTTGTAGCAAACAAAGGGGGTCTAGCTAAATTATATGTAGGTGGTGTACCTACAAAGCCTATGAAACCACAGACATTAAAGAAAGGTGGTTTAGCCACACCCAAGGTTAAACCAAAACGAATGAAGAAGGGTGGACTAGCTTCTAAAAAATAAGTTCACAATATGTTGGCTACCTAACTCCCCACTAACATGGCAACAGTTAGCCCTAACGAAAGGTAAGTAATATGGCAGAAGCAGAAGCAATGGTGGTAGAAGCCACACCAAAAAAAGTAATGGCATTAGCATCTCGTAAGTATTCAAGAGATGAAAAGCTTCAAAAGGATCAAGAAGAATTAGACAAACTTCTAGCAGAACAAAAGGGAGAAGTTAAAGAGGAAGTAGTAGAAGAGCCTGAACCCACCTCTGTAGAAGAGAAGACATTTAAAAAACGCTATGGCGATCTTCGTAGACATGCACAACAAAAAGAAACTGATCTACAAGATCAGATCAATCAGCTAAGAGAACAGCTTGATAGTGCTACTAAAAAACAAATGAAGCTACCAAAGTCTGACGAAGACATTGAAGCATGGGCAAAACAACATCCTGATGTAGCAGGTATAGTAGAAACTATCGCTATTAAAAAATCTCAAGAACAATCTAAAGAACTTGAGGACAGGATTAAAAAAATAAATGAAATGCAAGATTCAGCTACAAAGGAAAAAGCTGAAGTTGAGTTGTTAAAAATACACCCTGACTTTGCCGAAATACGAGAGGACGATGACTTTCATAACTGGGCAGAAGAACAGCCACAGTGGGTACAGAAAGCTTTATACGAAAATGATGACGATGCAAGATCTGCATCTCGTGCTATCGATTTGTATAAATCTGACAGAGGTATTGGAAAGCAAAAAGCAGACACAAAAGATGCTGCCTTTGCTACTAATACTAAATCGTCACGTACTAAGCCACAAGCTAAAGATGAGTCAAGCTATCTAAAAGAATCCCAAGTGCAGAAGATGACAGCACAGGAATATGAAAAAAGGTCAGACGAAGTTATGGAAGCTATCCGTAGTGGTAAGTTTGTCTATGATGTATCTGGTTCTGCTAGATAAAAAAAGTTTGACATTTAAATAATTATACATATAACTATGTATATACGACTAATATACACTTATAACCCCTTTATGGATTACTTATGAGTGTATATCACTTAACAAAAAACAATGTGATAAGACTAACCTAGTTTAACTAGCCCAGTATGTACAACTGCACCTAGCGATAATTAGCCTCTGTATCAGTAATTGTGATTTGTATTTGTTCTGAAAAAGATGGAGGATTAACTATGGCTTTTTCAACCGCTGCAGGTTACGGCAACTTACCTAATGGTAATTTCTCGCCAGTAATCTACTCCAAACAGGTACAACTTGCTTTCCGTAAGTCATCTGTTGTGGAAGGTATAACCAATTCTGATTATTTCGGTGAGATATCAGCAATGGGTGATACCGTTAAAATTATCAAAGAGCCTGAGATTACTGTAAAAGAGTATGCTCGTGGCACAACTATTCACCCTCAAGATTTAGATGACGAGGATTTTACTCTTGTCGTTGACAAAGCAAACTATTTTGCATTTAAAGTTGACGATATTGAGGAAGCTCACTCTCATGTAAATTTTCAATCACTCGCTAGTGATAGAGCTGCATACAGATTATCTGATCAGTATGACCAAGAAGTTCTAGGCTACCTATCTGGATTTAAGCAATCAGTCAAGCATGGCATACCTGACACAGTTAACGCTACAGCAAGTGGCGATAAAGCTGTCACAACTGCAGGGTCAGACGAATTGCTTGCAACTATGCAGGTAGACGCTGAAGACTTCAATGGTGGTACATCAGGTAACTCTATTGTTGTTCAGCCTAGAGGTGCAGGAGATGGTATTGTAACTACTACTGCTCATGCTTCTCCTATGCAAGTTTTAGCTAGAATGTCTAGAAAGCTAGATCAACAGTTTGTTGATAAAGCAGGTAGATGGCTAGTTATTGACTCTGTATTTGCCGAACTACTAAAAGACGAAGACTCCAGAATTATGAATGGTGACTTTGTTTCTTCTAAGGATGAACTTAAAAACGGAATAGTTTTTAGTAACTTACACGGTTTTCAGGTTTATCAGTCTAACAACTTACCTCAAGTGGGTAATGGTCCTACAGGAGCAACTGCTACTGGATCAACTCATTTTGGTGTTCTTGTTGCAGGACATAGTTCAGCAGTTGCTACTGCAGAGCAAATCAATAAAACTGAGACATATCGTGACCCTGACAGCTTTGCTGACATCGTCAGAGGTATGCATCTGTATGGACGTAAAATCTTACGACCAGAAGCACTGACTCGTGCTTTTTATGTATCTAAATTCTAAGGGAGGACTGAAACATGGCTACTTATTCATCAAGCTTACAAGCAGTACACAGACCTTCTGCTCCTGCTCCTTACTTGATAAGCAATACCATTGACATTGCTGTGGAGAATACGAATAATGCTGCGGCTTTGGCTGCAAACGATATTCTAAAAATCTTCACACTGCCAAAGGATACTCTTATCATGGCTGCAGGATATGAGGTTGAAGCTCTATTAACTGGAGAGTCAAACGATACAACATTTAACTTGGGTATTACTGACGCATCAACAGGTGGTATTGCCGCTGACGTTGACGAGTTTGTTGCAGCAATGGACACTGACGCTATGGCAGTTGGTTCATACGCTACAATGATTCCCGGAGTATTCCCAAATCTTGTTGGTTCATCTACAACCACTCTTGACCTTGAACTACAGGCTGCATCTACTGCACCTACTGGTGGTAAAATAAGGGTCTGGATGGTGTTAATGAATATTGACAATCCCGGAACATATGATGCTAACGAAGTTGACAGAGATCAACTAGCTTAAACTATACTTTAGGGGGCAAGTGTAACAGGATTGACTTGCCCTCTATATTATAATAGGGAGGAAGAAACATGGCAGATGCAGTAACATCTGAAACTTTAGTAGATAGTAATTCTCATGCAGTCATGCGTTTTAGAAGCGTTAGTGATGGTTCAGGTGAATCTGCTGTAGTAAAAGTAGACGTAAGTGCTTTAGGTGGTAACACAGTAGGAAGTCCTACTATAGCTTGTAGCTTAGTAACAATAGAACAAATATGGTTTAATACCGTAGGAATGTCCGTAGAATTATTTTGGAATGCATCAACAAATGTTTCCTGTAGAAAAATAAAGATAGACTCAGAAGGCTATCTAGACTTTAGAAATTTTGGTGGACTAGTAAACAATGCAGGAAGTGGTGTCAATGGTGACTTGCTTCTTACAACAACAGGACACAGCAACACAGACACATATGACATTATATTGTCAATGAGAAAACAGTATTAAGGATTAGAAATTGTCTAGTAGTTATCTCATACTTACTAACAATGTGTTAGCAAGACTAAACGAAGTACAACTTACCTCTAGTAATTTTAGTACAGCTAGAGGTATTCAGACACAAGCACAGAATGCCGTGAATGAATCTATACGATACATAAATCAAAAAGAATTTAATTATCCGTTCAATCATTCCACAGCTTCACAAACTCTCACAGCAGGTGTAGTACGTTATGATCTACCTGCCAATACAAAGTCAGTAGACTATAACACTGTACGATTGGTAAAAGATAATGACTTGGGTACAGGTGGTGGTAAGTTAGCTTCTCTGAACTACAATGACTATATAAATCATTACATAACACAAGAAGATGAGATCAACTCTACAACGGCTGCAGAAGCTATTGACGCAACAGAGACAGAGATAGACTTAACAAGTGCAACAGGGTTTGACAGTGCAGGTACAGTGTTCATTGACAATGAGCAGATAAGCTACACAGGCATAAGCACAAACACATTGACAGGCTGTACTCGTGGAGCAAGCTCTACCACAGCCACAACACACAGCAGTGGTGTTGTAGTTACGCAGTTTGATGGTGGTGGTATACCAAGATTTATCATACGATCTGCAGATAACAACTATCTTCTCTATCCTTTCCCTTCAAAAAAATACAGCATAAAGTTTGACTTCTACACAATACCTACAACTCTGTCTGCACATGGAGATACAACAAGTGTACCTGCACAGTTTGATGCAGTCATAGTAGATGGAGCTACAGCATTTGTGTATCAGTACAGAGGTGAGACAGCACAATACCAACTTAACTTTGCACGATTTGAGCAGGGTATTAAGAATATGCAGACACTATTAGTAAATAAGTTTGAGTACATACGATCTACATACATACCAAGAACACATTCAAACGTAATTGATTTAGACGCAAGGGTACAATAATACATGCCTGATCTGTCCCAAACACAGCCAACAGCATTTAACTGCCAAGGTGGATTGGTTCTAAACAGGTCTACCTTTATGATGCAACCCGGTGAAGCTCTAGAACTACAAAACTTTGAGCCTGACATTGAAGGTGGCTACAGAAGAATAAACGGCTTTAGTAAATACGTAAGTGTAATAGTACCTAGTACAAGCTCTGACAGTGAAAAAGTTTTAATGGTTGCAACCTTTGGTGACTTGGTTGTGGCAGCTAGAGGTGAGAAGATATTTACTGCTACAGCAGGTGGTGGTAGTTGGACTGAAAGAGACAGTGGTAGAACAAGTGCAGGTAAGTATAACTTTGAACGCTACAACTTTGATGGTAATGACAAGCTTATAGTAGTAGACGGAACTAATGCTCCTACGTTTTTTAACACAGCAATGTCAGCAACAGATGTTAGTGAAAGTGATGTAGCAGGGTCTAAGTTTGTAACAGCTTTCCAAAGTCACATGTTCTACGCAGGTAAGTCTACGACACCACAGACACTAGTATTTAGTGTTCCATTTGACGAAGATGACTTTACAAGTGCTACTGGTGCAGGAACTATAAAAGTAGACGATGTTATAACAGGACTAAAAGTTTTTCGTGATAATTTATTTATCTTTTGTGAGAACAGAATATTTAAACTGTCAGGTACATCGTCAGCTAACTTTTCCATATCAGCAGTTACCAGAGACATTGGCTGTATAAACGGAGATACGATACAGGAATTTGCAGGTGACTTAATATTCTTAGGACCTGATGGTTTAAGAACGGTTGCAGGTACAGCAAGAATTGGTGACGTTGAGCTAGGTACGATAAGTTCTAATGTGCAGTCCATATTTGACGACAACCTATCAAGTGCATCTGAGTTTGAGAGTGTGGTAATACCAGACAGAACACAATACAGAATGTTCTTTACAAAAGCAAACACAGCACAGAATAGTACAAAAGGTGTAGCATGTGTTCTAAAAGGACAAGCGTTTGAGTTTTCTGAGTTAAGAGGAATACGACCTGCATCAACAGACAGCTTTGTAAAAGCAGGAGATGTTATAGTTCTACACGGTGACTACTCAAACGGATTTGTGTATAGACAAGAATCAGGTAACACTTTTGATGGCACAGCAATAAACGCTAAGTATAGAAGTCCTGATATGACCTTTGGTGACGCAGGTATACGAAAGCACATGCAACGTGTGATTGTAAACTTT